GACGATCCATCAACTGCACAACCTAATCGACTCGCTCGTAGTCAAAGAAGAGGAGAAAGAAGCGGCATAAACGAGAGAAGGGCGAAAGCCCTTTTTTATGGATGTTTTTAGTGAGGTATTTTGTGACTGATTTTAATTTGTGGGCATTTGTGATCTTGTTCTATAGTAGTGCATTGATCGTGTTGGTTGGTCTTGGAGCATGGTGTTGCAAGATAATTACAAGGAAGCTTTGATATGATGTCAATGGAAATCTTTGATCCTTTACTGCATGCTTTTATGCATGGTAGTGAGTTAATGGCAATTGTGTTTGGTATTTTATATTTTATAACGAAAGGAGAGTAGCATGACTGATACTAAAATTGTTCTTAGAGAATTTTTTCTGCGTGAGCTTTGTAAAACAATTAAAGATCGCTACGATCTTGAGGAGCAAACTTATAGCTATGCTGCAAATGTTGATGATCCTATCAGGTATGAATTACTTTGTCGCAGTTCTTTGTATGGGTATATGAGAGGACTTGATCCTTACTACAACCCTGAGTTTCAGAAAGCGTGTGAAGATTTGGTTGATCGTCATTGTAATATGGTTGTTGCTTTTCTAGGGAAGGTAGAAGAAGAATGAGAAAGATAGAAAAAGAAATGAAGAAGGCCATTAGGCAAAGGAGTAATTGGTCTTCGTCAAATACAATGGTGCGAGTAGATCCTGACACGAATAAGTCAATGGTCTACTTGCATGGTAATCATATTGCCACTGTTGACAATGTGTTATCTGGTTGGGGTTGGTATTCTGTTGTGGTAAATGAAGAAACTTTATCCGAGCATCCAACGAGGACAACTAAAAATCGTTTGCGTGCTTTGGGTGTAGATGTCTACACTAAAGCTGGCACAGTCTATCTTGATGGGAGTCCGATAGTATGAGATACACAATACAAATTCACCGAAAGGATGAACGTGTGGAGCTTATCTCACCAGTATTCACTCGCATACGTTCGATTAGTTATTGGATTTGGAAGAATGTCGATGACAAGGACAACATCAGTGAGGTCACTGTATTGAGGTTACGAGCTGATGGTAAGAGAACGATTCACGGATTCTATGATTGGACGGGGGATCGCCTACGCCTAAACCGTGAAACGCCTGTGTTTGTGCATAATGTTTTGTACGACCTAATAACAAGCTAGGAGATGACAGCATGAATAAAGCAGTATTAATAGACCCATATGTGGGTGAAATAACGGATGTAGTAGTGAACGATTGGAGAGATATTTCCAAGCTACTTAAATGTGACCTGTTTTGCAGTGGTGGCTACACGGAGACAAAAGATGCTATCTATGTGAATGATGAAGGTCTTTATACTGAGACGATGTACGTCAAAATTCCAGCTTGGTATCCTGATCCTTATGCTGGTCGTGTGTTGATCTTAGGCGTAGACGCACATGGAGACTCAGCAGATGCAAAGATGTCTGTTGAAGATGTGAAAAAGATTGAGCATGAGTTTCTTAATGCGGCACAAGTGAGGGCTTTGTATGCGTTCTAGTTGGGATGAACGAGTTGATTATGCTTTGGAGTCTGGAGCTTTGTTTGAAGCTTGGTTGTGGTCGCTCGATGCGAGCGGTAATCTTGCAGTGGATAGTAAAGATACGTTAGTTTACAAGCACTTAGATGATTATTTTCATGAGTATCTTGTGTGTGATATGGACTCAGATGAAGTCGCTAATCTGTTAGATAGTGTTTTGGAGTCTTATTATAATGGTTAAATATTATACAACTGAGAATCTGATAGAAGAAATTAAAAGTATGCAGGGTGGATATACTTATAATACTGAGATTCTCAACATAATTGCAGTTAGGTTAGAGACATTGCAAGAGCATTTGCAGTGGTCTACTGACCGAGTTGCGTTAGCGGAAAAAGTCATTGGTGAAATGTGTCTACAAGAGAGGGAGTCAAGAGTATGACAACAAAGAAGAAGTTTGTGTGGACTGAAGAGATAATAGATTATGTTGTCTCTGAATGGCAACGTGATCGGCCTGTTTATATGATTGCTCACCACATTGGTATCACTGATAGATCCGTTCATCGGTGGATTCAAGCTAATCGAGAGAAGTATAAGCTTGACTTGCGTCCCGGAGATCCCGGTAAAACTTTGTTTGACAAGCAATGGTATGGTCGTGTACCATATCTACATTGGTCTATCACAAGATCATGGAGTTGTCAATGAGTCCTAGTAAAGCGTTCTTGCTTTATGCAGTCATCATTGGATTTGCATTAATCGGGAGATATTTAAATGAGATGCATGGGATGTAATAGAGAGTTGACTGACTTTGAAGCGACTCGCCGTTATTCTGACTTAGAAGAGTTTATTGATTTGTGTAATGATTGTTTTCGATGCACTGAAATCAAAGCTATTGAAAGACCAGACTTAATGACGATCCATGATGTGGTTGACTTAGAAGGTAATACGTGATACAATATTACTTTATAGTTAATTGCAAGAGTTATTTTAAATCTTATTATCTTTTAGATCTCTTGTGACTAAGGAGTTAAGCATGCTTAAATATGTACATGGTGTTCCTGTTGAGGATTACGATGAAGTAATGCGAGAGCATTTTGAACACACAACATTAGTGGATTGTTGTGAGATTATTAATAAACATGGCTTACAGAAAGTGTTAGCATCTCTTGCAGATTACTGCAATGAGCCTGTTGCACAACATGCTTTGATGTTAATGAGTAAAGCGTACAAGGAGAATGAAGTTGCCTTTCGTAAAAATGCACCAAGAATGCAATGATTGCGGATCAAGCGATGCATTGTGTACGAATGATGACGGATGGACTCATTGCTTTGCCTGTGAGGTTCGTAAACCGCCTGAGAGCGATGATTGGGAGAGAGATAATAGTGAGGTACTTATGAATGCAACAGCGCACGACAGTAAGCCGTTAATAGATTTTGTTATCGCCACATATAAGACACTGATTGAACGTGGGATCAGTAGTGAGACTGCTAAATCATATAAGTGTTTGTCGAGAGACGGTTCTTATTTCTTTGGGTATACAGACAGTAAAGGTAATGTCATTGCCGAAAAGATTCGGTCACATGATAAGAAGTTTTTTGTCCAAGGCAATTGGAAAGAAGCAAATTTGTATGGACAATCTTTGTTTTCAAAGAAAGGCAAGTTCGTCACGATTGTCGAAGGTGAGTTCGATGCGATGGCGGCATACCAGATGCTTGGGTCTAAGTATCCAGTAGTTTCTATTCGTAATGGTGCGGCATCTGCAATCAAGGATGTGCAAAAGCAATACGAATGGTTGGATTCTTTTGACAATGTGGTGATCTGCTTCGATGCTGATGAACCCGGACAGAAAGCAGCATCACAAGTAGCTGAACTCTTTGGTACAAAAGCTAAGATCTTTAAGCATCTCGATGGTATGAAGGATGCGTGTGAGTATCTTCAGAATAAAAAGATGAAGGAGTTCTCTGATAAGTGGTGGGCTTCTGAACAGCATGTACCTGACGGTATCATTGTGGGCAGTCAGTTGTATGATGATGTAATGAAACCTCTTGCACCATCAGATTGTGCGTATCCTTTCAAAGGAGTCAATGATCTGACATATGGTATCCGCAAGGGTGAGCTTGTCACTATCACAGCAGGATCAGGACTTGGTAAGTCTCAGTTTGTCAGAGAGATTGTGTGGCATGTGCTAAACAAGACGACTGATAACATGGGGCTGATGTTCTTGGAAGAGTCTGTACGTAAGACAGGTCTATCTTTAATGTCATTGGCGGCTAATGTACCTATCCATCTACCAGATGCCAATGTGACAGAGGAGGAAAAAATAGATGCCTTTAATAAGACTCTTGGAACAGAGCGTATCTATCTGTTCGACCACTTTGGTTCCACAAGTGTCGATAATATTATTAACCGCGTGCGTTACCTTGCCAAAGGATTAGGATGTTCCTATATCTTTCTTGATCACATTAGTATTGTGGTCAGTGCTCAAGCAAGTGGCGATGAACGTAAAGCAATCGATGAGATTATGACTAAGTTGCGTATGTTAGTACAAGAGACAGGCATAGCTTTGATTGTGGTATCACACTTAAAACGTCCAGACTCTAAGGGACATGAAGAAGGTGCGGCTACATCTCTTGCACAGCTACGTGGATCAGGTTCGATAGCACAGTTGTCCGACATGGTGATAGGCTTGGAACGTAACGGTCAAGCTGACGATATAGCCGAACGTAATACAACACGAGTACGAGTACTAAAGAACCGATTCAGTGGTACAACTGGCCCTGCGGGTCGCTTGTTATACTCACATGATACTGGTAGAATGAATGAAGTTAGAGAAGAGGAATTATAATGGTAACTGAAAAAGATTTTGAACAACACCTTGCTGACAACCCACGCATCTATCCAATGTTTGTAGATTTTGCAGTGGAAGCCGCTATGAAGAACAAGCACTACTCTGCTCAAGCAGTCATTGAGCGCATCAGGTGGGAGACTAATGTGCATGAGAATAATAGTAAGTTTAAGTTCAGTCACAATTGGAGAAGCTTTTATGCTAAGAAATTTATGAAAGAGTATCCGCAGTATGACGGGTTCTTTAGAACGAGGTCGTAATGAAGGTACTAGTCCTTGATATTGAAACTAACCTTGCCCACGATACCATCTGGTGTTGTGGTTTCAAGGCTGATTGGAAAGTAACTCCTAACCCTGTTGTTACTCAACGTGGTGGGAAGCTACAAGAACTTATCCAAGAAGCTGATGTGGTTGTTGGTCATAACATCATTGGGTTTGATGGGCCACTGCTTTCTAAACTGTGGAGCATTACAATTCCACTACATAAAGTTAGAGATACATTGGTAATGTCAAGGTTACTTAACCCACAACTAGAAGATGGGCATAGCTTACGTGCATGGGGGCAACGCCTTGGTAACTCCAAGGATGACTTCACTGACTTTGATGGAGGCTTAACCGATGAGATGGTTAAGTACTGCTTGCAAGATGTCAATGTCACGTATGACTTGTTTAAAAAACTGACGATTGATTTGCGAGACTTTGGTAACTCAGTATGGTTAGAGCACCAGATCGCTTTTCTTATGAAGAAGCAAGAAGACAATGGATTTAAACTCAATGAGAAAGAAGCTCTCTCTTTACTGGCTCAACTTAAAGATCGAATGGCTTATATTACTGACGCGATGCAAACTATCTTTACACCTATTGTGGAAGAGCGTTGGTCAGAGAAGACAGGCAAGAGACTCAAAGACAAAGTTACCGTATTCAATGTGGGCTCAAGACAACAGATCGCCACGAGGCTTCAGATCCGTGGTGTTAAGTTTACTAAGAAAACTGAGAAAGGTAGTATCATAGTTGATGAGGGAACTCTTAAAGCTATTGACTTACCAGAAGCTCAACTGATTGCTGAGTACCTAATGATTCAGAAAAGAGTTGGGTTATTGGAGTCATGGATTGATAGTCTCAAAGACGACAATAGGGTACATGGTAGAGTGATTACCAATGGTGCAGTTACTGGACGTATGACACACCAGAAACCTAACATGGGACAGATACCAAGTGTGTCCTCTGAGTATGGTCAGGAATGTCGAGAGTTGTGGACTGTTGATAATGGGAATGTACTTGTAGGTACAGACTTATCTGGCATTGAGTTGCGCTGTCTTGCTCACTACATGCGAGATGATGAGTGGACTCAAGAGTTATTGAATGGTGATATTCATACTAAGAATCAACTGGCGGCAGGACTAGAGACTAGAGCACAAGCAAAGACAATGGTCTATGCGACACTCTACGGTGCTGGCCCTGCTAAGATAGGTAGTATTGTAGGAGGAGGTGCAAGAGAAGGATCAATAATCCTTGACAAGTTTTATAAGAATACACCTGCGTTACGCAAGCTATTAGATAAAGTTAAAGTGTCTTACGGAACCAATGGATACCTGCCGGGATTAGATGGTAGGCGTATCATTGTGCGAAGTGAACATGCCGCTTTAAATAGTTTGTTGCAAAGTTGCGGAGCAATCATTGCTAAACAATGGTGCATTGAAGCGCATGCTGTCTTCAAGAAATTTAGGATACCAGTACGACAGGTTGTGTTTGTACATGACGAGATTCAAATAGAAACAGAGGAGAAATATAGTAAGCAGGTGGCAGAGATTATGATTCAATCTGCCGCAAAAGCAGGAACTGCATTGGGCTTCCGATGCCCTGTAGATGCCGAGTCTAAAATAGGTAAGACTTGGTTTGACACACACTGATAATGTGTGGTATAATATAGTACTTCCAACAAAGGAGAAAAGTATGTCAGAAGTATTTAAGTTAGCAGATGTAGAACTCATGTGGCCTTTCTTGTATGAGCGTAATAAACTGAGTGGTAAGTATCAAGTAGACTTGGTCAACTTATCTGATGAGCAAGTAGCGGACATCGAGAAGACAGGTGTAACGGTACGCTCTGATGCGAACAAACCAGAAAAAGGTTTCTTCGTAACGTGCAAGTCAACCAACTATGAGATCACACCTTACGATAAAAACGGTGAGGTTATTCCTGCTTCAACTAAGATTGGGAATGGCACACGAGCAAGCTTGATGGTGAAGCCTTACTCTTGGAAGTCACCAACAGGTAACTCAGGTGTGTCTCTTGGGATTTCTAAGTTAGTCATCACTGAGTTAGAAGAGTACCTCGCACCTGATATGGAGTTAGAAGATACCCTGTGATTGCATTAATTGACGGTGACATCTTTTGCTATCGCATAGGATTTGCAACAGACAAAGAACCCGAAGGCGTAGCTATCCGAACGATGGCTAAGGTCTTGGAAGACATGTTAATGTTTGGAGTCAACTGTTCTAAGTGGCGTACTTACTTGACAGGACACTCTAATTATCGACATGACTACGCCGTCACTGCACCATACAAAGGTAACCGCAAGGGAGAGAAACCAATTCATTATACTCTCTTGCGGGAGTACCTCCAATACTCTTGGAATGGAGATGTGTACAACGGTATTGAAGCTGATGATGCTATCGCAATTGAAGCTACAAAGTTTGGTGATGAGAGTATTACTATCTCATTGGATAAAGACTTTGACCAAGTACAAGGATGGCACTACAACTTTGTAAAGAAAGAAAAGTATTACATTACCGCAGAAGAAGGACTGCTTAACTTTTACTGTCAGTTTCTAGTAGGTGATCGTATTGATAATATCATGGGAGTTAGAGGGATTGGCCCTGTCAAAGCACGTAAGTTACTTGAAGGCAAAACAGAACAAGAGATGTTTGATATTTGTTGTGAAGAGTTAGGTAGTTTGGAGAGAGCAACAGAGAATGGTATTCTACTGTACCTCCAAAGAAAAGAAGGTGAGATATGGAGTCCTCCAAGTGAAGACACACTCAGCAAAAAGTAAAGGGCGTAAGCTCCAACAATGGGCTAGAGATCTAGTCTTACAAACCTTGCCTCACTTAGAGGAAGACGATGTAAGAAGTACACCAATGGGTGTGAGTGGTAGTGATCTTCAGTTAAGTCCACTTGCAAGGAAATCATTTGCATATGATGTTGAATGTAAAAACCTTGCAAGAGTTGGAGTCTATCGTTTTATAGATCAATGTAACAATCGTGGCGATGTCGAACCACTTGTCATTGTTAAAGAGAACAGAAGAAAGCCTCTGGTTGTAGTAGACGCAGAACATTTCTTTGAACTGTTAGGAAAAATTAAGCATGCTTAAACATATGGTAATACCTGACACGCAAGTCAAACCGGACAATCCAATTGAACACTTGAAGTGGGCAGGACAATATGCCGTTGAAAAGAAACCTGATGTTATCATCCATATTGGAGATCATTGGGACATGCCTAGCTTATCAACATATGATGTAGGTAAAAAGTCTTTTGAAGGGCGGCGATATATTAATGATATCAATGCAGGGATTGAAGGAATGAAAGCGTTCCTTGCGCCTATTAGGAAAGAACAGAAACGGTTATCAAGAAACAAACACAAGCAGTGGAATCCACGATTGGTGTTTACATTAGGTAACCATGAGAATCGTATTGCGCGTGCAATTGAAGCAGACCCTAAGCTAGAAGGTCTGATGTCTTTCGATGACTTGAAATTAAAAGAAATGGGGTGGGAGGTGTATGGGTTCTTACAGCCTGTGGTTATCGATGGTGTGTGTTACAGTCATTATTTTGTTAGTGGTGTTATGGGAAGACCAGTAGCATCATCTAATTCTTTACTGACTAAACAGCATATGAGTTGTGTGATGGGGCATGTGCAAGATAGGCAAATTAGTTTTGCAAAACGTGCTGATGGTACACGTATCACAGGATTGTTTGCGGGTATCTATTACATGCATGAGGAAGAGTATCTTAACCCACAAACAAATGGATCGTGGTCAGGTATCTGGATGCTACATGAAGTCAATGAAGGATCATTTGATGAGATGCCTGTGTCTCTTAACTATCTAAGGAATCGTTATGTCTGATTTAACTGAGATGGCTTCTAATGTTGCCGCATTAAAAACAATAGCGCGTGACTATCAACGTGGTGGTAATCACTACACCGACAAGAAGATACAGCCTTGGGATGCAATGGAAGAGTGGTTGACTGAGGAGCAATTCAAGGGATTCTTAACGGGTAATGTTATCAAATACATCGCTCGATTTCAGGATAAAGGCGGCGTGTTAGACTTGCAAAAGTGTAAACATTATCTTGACAAATTAATAGAAGTGTGGTAAACTAGATGCTTACGCTTGAAGAAATAAAAGATAAACTCAAACAGTTAGATGAAGTAACTTTATTGGAAACTTTAGAGATTACTTCGGAAGATTTAATTGATAGGTTTACAGATTTGATTGAACAAAAACAAGATACACTGGAGTTAGATTTAGATGAGACAACACCTTGGGATCACCATCGATGAGGAAAGAGATGCTAGACTTAGTAAACAAGCAGTTACACTTATGCATGACTACTACATGCTTGACCATGAAGATTCTCCCCAAGAAGCTTTTGCAAGGGCTAGCGTGGCCTATTGCCAAGGTGACCTCAATTTTGCACAACGCATTTATGACTACTCTTCAAAGGGTTGGTTTATGTTTGCGTCACCTGTCCTCTCAAACGCACCTGAACAGTTCAGAAGCAATCGGGGCTTGCCTATTAGTTGTTTCCTTACTTACGTGGGTGACAATCTTGATAGTCTTATTGAACACAATGGCGAAGTAGCATGGCTTTCAGTAAAGGGAGGTGGTGTGGGTGGGCATTGGTCTTGCGTCCGAGGTATCAGCGAGAAAGCACCGGGGCCGATACCGTTCATGAAAGTAATCGACAGCCAGATGACAGCGTACAAACAGGGGAAGACAAGGAAGGGGAGCTACGCGGCGTACCTAGACGTAAGTCACCCTGACATTGAAGAGTTCATAGGCTTCAAAGTACCCACTGGTGGTGACATCAATCGCAAATGTTTTAATCTTTTTAATGCAGTAAATCTTACTGATGAATTTATGGAGGCCGTAGTAAATGATAGACCGTGGGATCTTAGAGACCCGAGTTCAGGAATTGTCAGAGATACAGTCCAAGCTCGTAAGTTGTGGCAGCGAATCCTTGAGGCTCGCTTCAGAACTGGTAGCCC